CGTAGCCCCAAACACTGCCTTCCTTGATTCTGATGAAGCGTCCTACATCCGTCGTCGCGAAACCGGCATCATCGTTGATGCCCGTGACGGCGCTTGCCGTCAACGTCACGCCAGAGCCAGTCGCCGCACTCGGCGTCAATGTGGTCGTCGTCGTGTTCGTCGAATCATACGGACCATCGGTGAATGTGATGTCCGATATAGACCACGAGAGCGCCGAGGCACGCACGAGTTGCGCCGGCGGAAAGTCCGGTTGCAGCAGGTAGAGAACATCGGCCGATTGCACGTAGCGAATCTGCTCGACGTCAGTCTCGGTGTAGTTCGTGGCGACTTCGAAAATCTCCGCCACCGTGCCTGCCGATGAATACGTGTCGTAGTTTGTGCTGTCGACGGCCAGAGTGTCCGAGTCATAAAGCTCGAATGTGTTCGCGCCAGTGTTGACATTCGTCACGACGAACTCGCGATTGTTCACTTGTGTCATCCCAACAACGCCGGAGACATACACCCGGTCGCCGTTGGCGTACGTGTCGGCGCCAGAGTACGTCACAACGGCCGGGCTTGCCTTGGTGATCGCAGTGATCGCCTGCGAGGCTTGAGTCAAGATGCCGTGCAGCGTGAAGAACCTGATGTACTTGTCGCCGAACTCGAGGATGTAGGTCTGCTCCACCGAGAACTGGAACGGGATGAGACGCGAGATCTTGTCGTGGAATTTTGCCTGATGCAGATACGCCATGCCCGGGCGGCGCGTCCAGCCGCCTTGCACGAGTGGCATACCGTTCAGGCAAACGAACATGCCCGAGGCGTACTTGTTGATGTCCTGCCGGCCGAGCATGAGGCTCGTCATCTCGCCGGAGTTGAACGAGTGCTGAATGTTGGATGCGCGGCCCACTCAGAGCCTCGCCAATATCCAGTCGTCCTCGGGGGGATCTTGGGCGTCTTTTTCGATCGCTCCGAACTTTTTCGCCTTTGCTATGGCGCTTTCGAAGTCCGCGTCGATATTCGCTTTCTTGGAAGTGCTTTGCGTTATCTCCTGGCACATCTCGGAAGCGAGTTTGTTTTGAAACGCTTCGACGAACAGCGAGTCGTAGAAGTTCGGATCATCGACGTCGGCGATGTACCGGATATTCAGTGGCGAGGCGTCATCGGTGACGATGTAAACTCCGACGTCGGGGTCGGACTCTGTTTTCCAATCGACACGTTTGCCGCTCTCGTCGTCGCGCAGATACCGGATGTAGTCGTTCGGTAGGACGAAGCGATTGTGCTCGCCCCACAACGTCTGGTCGCCATCGGCGGCGATCGACGCGCGCCGGATCGCGAAGCCCCAATCGTACTCGCGCAGAAGCGTTGTGCGAACATTGTCGTAGGCATTACTGACGGAGCGAGCGTTCGGAGCATCCTGATTGAAGGCTTCGATGCGGTCTGCACCGAGCTTCTGAAGAGCGCCGTTCGCGATCGCGACTTTAGATGTCGCCATGCGTGGCCTCTCTTACGGCACTTCGATGTCGAGGGTGACGCCGAGGGTGTTGACGACTGCGCCAGGGGTCCACGCGGCGAGCGCGCGGAGAACGAGGCTGAACTGCGCGCCGGTGGCGCCGAGCACCTGGCCGTCGGTGAGGAAAGAATAGTTGAACGCCAAGATTGGATAGTCGGCGACGTTCGTCGCGAGGGGCTGCACCAGCGTCGGCGTGACCCATTGCGCTTGCGAGGTGCCAGCGGCGACGGTGCCAAGCGGCCCGGTCCAGCCTGTGTCGTCGAAACGGAAGCGCGCGACAGCCTTCGCGCGCGTCGCGGCGGCGATCGGGTTCGTCGTGTTGTCGCCGACGGCGGCCGGCACGTCCGATGTCCGGAAGACCAGAAGCTCCATGTCCGACGCAGTGGTGACGCAGTTCGATGCGTCGCCGGTCGTCATGTCGATCTGCGCGTACAGGATCTTGCCCTGTTCCAGGCCGCGCATGTCGTAGGTCGCGCGCACCACTGAACCAGCGGTCGCGCTGTTCGAGATCTCGTCGCCAGCGGCGTAGGCGCCGGCCTGCGACGGGCTGACGATCGTGCTGCGAAGCTTGACGATGCGGCTCATCAGATCGCCGGCCAGGTGCCTTTGATGATGCGCGCCTTCAGCTTCTCGAGTTGCCGGAGCAGCAGATTGCGTCCGCCGCCACCTTCGTACTTGGCTTTCAGGAAGTACAGTCCGATGTCGATGCTGGCGGGCACTGCGTCCGCATTGGCCGTTGCCACGTCGACATCATCGCCGCCGGCCGTGTCCTGCACGGACGTCGCGTTTTCGACAGTGGTCAGGGAAAAAACTGTTGCTTCGCTCGCCATTCAATCCTCCTCTACGTGCAGTTTGTCGCCACGACGGCGTTCTGCTTGGTTGTCTCAACAGGCTTGCCACCGGCCGCGCCGGCGTTGAATCCGCCCATGCGCGCCAGCCAATCCTGCACCAGCGGTATGAGCGCCGCGTCGGTGTACGCCTGATCCATGAGAATCGTGAGGTTTGGCCCGAGATCGACTCGCTTGGTAGTGGCCGCGAGCGTTCCGTCGATGTCCAGCGCCCAAATCCCTACGGTGGTGCTGCCGAACACCTTGAACGACTTCGTGGTGTTCGCTGCCGGAGTCGGACCTTTGAAATCGGTCGGAATCGCCACGCAATCTCCTCAGTGCGCCCCGACGCGCTTGGAAAGCGCGCCGGGGGATACTTCAGCCCTATTCGGGCAGGACGTAATCGACTTCGACCATCGCGTCGACCGGCGTGCCGATCACCGTGACGATCGCCGCAGCGATGTCATACTCGGAGTCGGTCGTCGCGCCGGCGGTGCTGACGGCAGTCACGAACGCGGTCGCAAGGTTGTCCTTGCGCTGCGCCGGCGTACGCACCGTCTCGACGCTGGCCCTGTTGTTCGCCTGGCCCATCACTGTGACGGTGGAGAACACGGCATCCGAGATCGCGATGCCATTCGGCCGGTACAGGCCGAACTTGACGGCGCCGGTCGTGCTGGTCGCGTTGGTGAGGCGCACGTCGAGAACTCGCGCCCGGGCCGGAACCCGAACGAACGTGTACCACTGGCCGGTCGTGCCACCGGTGAAGCTGGCGGCAGCGATGTAACCGAACGCGGTGCGAACGACGCCGTTCTTCTTGAGTACGTTGACCTTCGCGATTGGGGTTGCGTCTTGGTCGGAGACGTTTGCAGCGGTGGAAACGAGAGCCATGTCGATCTCCTCAGATCTGGTCGTCGCAGTTGATGCGGATTTGCTTGCCGAGTTGCGTGCGCGTCGCACCCAGGGTCATGCACAGGTACACCTGGTTCGAGTACGACTTGTCCGGCCGCGGCCCGATCTGCGTCACGAGATCCTTCCAGACGCCGAGATACATGCCGGACTTCAGCCACACCGGGATCAGCCGGTTGCCGGAAGTGACCGTCAGGCGCTCGGTGAGAATGAAGTCGACACCCATGAAGCGCTTCACCTTGCCGTTTTCGAGGACCGCACTGTTGCTGTAGTCCTTGTTCACGACCTGGATTTCCTTCAGGAGCGAGTCGTGCTCGTAGCTCGAGATCGCGCCATACACCGGCTCCATCAGTTCGCCCTTGTTGGCGGTCATCAGGAGGCGGATCGCGTTCTGGAGCTTGGCGACGTTCAGAGCCGAAGCCGTGCCGCCGATGTTGACGCCGACGTCATAGGCGCCGGAACCGACCGTGCCGAACGTCTCGGACGAGGTGCCGTTTTCGCCGGTGAAGTTGGTGCCGAAGACGGCCGTCAGGAGCACATCGTCGATCGCGCGATTCATCGCGGCTGCGCCGGCCCGCGCATACGGGCTGGTCAGTTCGATAATGGCACGAAGCTGATCTTCGTTGTCGATGAGCGACGCCCACTCGTAGTCGAGCGGGAAGACCCAACGCTTGTCCTGCGACAGATCGAGCAGCGGGGTGTCCGCATGCCGGCTGACCTTCAGTTGCGCCGTGGCGGAGCCGAACTGCTCGACCACGCTTGCGGCCTTGCCGACGTGCGTGCCGGTGTTGACCGAGCCGCGCAGTCGCGAGCCTTCCTGCTGGAGCAGGAGTTCGACGTTTGCTTTGTACTGCTGTACTGATGCTACGGTGATGGTATCGGGCATTGCAGCCTCCGAGAATTGGGGGTAAAGCCAGTTGCACCGTCTTGGCTGGTGCCGCCTGGCTTATCCCTTGCGGGGGCCGCTGTGGCCGGTGTTACGAGCGGGGGGCTTTCGCCTTGTCCCGCACACCTACCACCCTTTCAGTCTAGCACGACACTTTTACAGTAAGCCTGCTACCCCTTCCGCAGGCTTGTCGCCCTCGAGCACCCAGGTCGAAAAGACCTTTGCTACCGAGAGGATAGCCGCAGGATAGCCGTCTGGATGAGGATGCGGATTGCGGGCTGCGGCCTCGATGCACCGAAGCCGCACCTCCCTGTCGTCCAGATACCGGATCGTCATGTCAATCGGATTGCCTTTCGAACCCGGGACGTTCATGTCGGAAACATGATCTTGAACAGGGACGCCTGCTTGGTCTTCGCCCCATTGTGCCCCGGATGCTGCGTGTCGCCGAGCGCCTTCATCTGGTTGCCGTCGAGCTTCATGGCTTCCCATTCGCCTTTCGCTTCGTCCGGGGTCATGCCAGCGCCGACGCTGCGGCTCTTGTCGCCACTGGTGACGAAGTTGTCCTCGCCCATGCGCTTGCCAAGGTCGGCGAACATCTTCATCGTCTTACCGTAACCAACTTCACGCTCGATCGCGTCGATCACATCCGGCGAAAAACCCAGGCCGCGCGCCGCCGCCCCGGCCGCCGCGAACATGCGTTCGGCACCATCTTTCCACTCGGCCGCGAGCGCTTTTTTGTCCGTCTCGATCGAAAGGTTGTAGTCCTTCTCTTGCTGCGCGAGGACACCCTTGATGTACTCGTTGTGTTTGCCGGAAAGCGCCTTCACCGTCTGCGCCGGCAGGCCGAGTTCATGGAACGTCGAACGCGCCCAATCCTGGTACTTCTGGTCGATCGCCATGCCAGCGTCGGGCTTCGCGAACTCATACTTCGCCGCGTCGGCCGGGCGGCCAAGCTTGTCCATCGCCGAAAGGAATCCGGCCGGATCATCGGCGCGCGGGATCGTGAGCAACGTGCTCGGATCACGACCGATCAGTGCCTCGGCACCACGGTAGGACTTGATCGCGTCCTGTGGTCCTTGCCAGCCTTTGTTCTTCACGTACTCTACGTCGGCCGACTCGGTATAGCCGTGCCACGATGGCGCGGGCGCGGGTGCAGGAGCGGGAGCCGGCGCGGGCGCCGGAGCGGGAACGGGATCGGGCATTGTGTTTCTCCTGGTTAAAGTCCGAGTTCTTTCAGACCATTGATAAAATCATCGGGGTGCAACTTCTCCATGCACAGGTTGTCGCCGTACACGCATTCGGTGAAATGATGTGCCAGGCCAACCCAATTCGATTGGCAGCCGGTGCATTCGAGATCGCGCGGGAGGACATAGCGTATGCGAAATTCGTGGTTGCCGTGGCGCGCGATGTATCGGTGCTTCGGCAGCGCCGTCGCCATCGCGTAGATGATCGGGACATCCGTGGTGCCGGCGAGATGTAGCGTGCCACCATCGACGCCAACTACCGCCGCCGCGTGGCCGAGGATGTCGCGGCACTCGAGGAGCGTTGTCTTCTCACGCATATCGACGCAGCGCTTGAAGACTTCCGGGTCGAGCATCTGTGTCTGCTCGCGAATCACGATCGGCTTCATCTCGCCCCGGACTTCAGTCTGCGTATGGCTCGTCTTCGTGCCGACAATGATAGTCGCGTAGTCGTGATCCTGACACCATTTCATGATCGGCCCCATCACAGAGGCGTGGAATAACTTGTTGTCGCTCGTTGCGCCGACCGGGAAGACCACGTAGCCGTCGATGTCGAGCTTCTTCTCACCGAGCGGCGCTTTCGTGAGATAGCTGCGCTGCTCCATCGACTCGGGCTGCGCGTTGATGAGGAAGTTGTACGCGTAGTCGACCATGTGAACTCTACAGCGCGTGTGCGTATTGTGTAGCGCCGTATTGAGCGAGTTGTGATAGATGCCTGCCTCGTTGCGTGCCTTGCGATTGCGCGGCAAATCCATCAGACTGCGAAACTCGAACTCGCCGTACGGCGCGAGTAGATGCCTGTGAAGATCCGTCTGCCAAGGGGGAACCCACAGGATGAACTTCATTGTAGGGTACATCTGACGAATAAACGCCACCGGTGGTAGCGACGTAATCATGTCGCCGAGCGCACCATGTGGAAAAACGAAATGCTGCTCGTCGTGAGAGACGACTTGCTTGCCGTCGCGATACATCACTCCCTCCCATCTAGGAGCGCCCACAACTGCTCGGGCGAGAGTTTCGTGTGGTGCTGGATGCGCAGCCACACCTCGCGCCGGCCTTCGGCCAGCGTCGACTCGCGATCACTCGCATGCCAGGTAGAGGAGTGCGCGTAGCAGTAGGTCGCAAGATCGCGCAGTACTTCCTCGGCGAGCGGTCCCTGGAACGTCTTGCGGTAGGCGTACTGCCTGCGATGAAGAAACTGCTTTGCTTTCTCTATGAGTTCGTTCAGACGGGTTTGCCTCCGACTTGTTTGGCTACGGACGCCATCGCCGGCGCCGCATCGACCATCTGCTGAGTCTGTGCGTTTTGGGAGCGGGAAGAACGACGAGCCTGGACATCCTCGAGGGTGCGCGTCCACGAGGTCGGAGCGCCTTGGATGTCCAGAATTTCAGGCATGGCAGTGTCGAAGTCGAACCAGTCCAGCGGTTCCATATCTCCGGTCATTTTTGAATAGTTGCCGGCCACGTCAAGAGCGCGCATGAAACCTGACGCCTTCTCGGAGCGCGCCATCCGAGAGAGCGGGTTGTCGTATTCGATGCGGTACTCGACTTGATAGTCGAGAAGGATCTGCGGCATCTTCGGCAGCAATCCTTGCGCACCGAGAAGCTGGATCTCGCGTTCGATCATCGGCCCCAGGAACTCCGAGGACATGCGGCCAGAGGTGGGTGCGAGTAGCATGCCTTTCTCTTTGGCGCGCTCAAGCACTTCAGTCGCCGTCATCTGCGGCGTGTCGACTAGAATCTGAAAGAGCGTGATGAGGAAGGCGTCATGAATGATCGCCTTCTCCATATCCATCGTCTTCTCGTTGATGGATAGGTTGCCCGTCGGCAGAACGTCGATCAGTCGTTTGCCGTCCTTGCTGATGCCACCCGGATTAAGCGCGCCGGCTTTCATGCTGAACGAGCCGAGATTGCCGTCATCGTGCGCAAGGAGCACCGGCTCCAGTGTTCTATGCGCCTGCTTGATGTGCCCCTTCTTCTGCTCGTTCAGGAGTTTGATAGACGGCAGCACCCACTGCCCCGGGCCGCGGCCGTACGTCTCGCCGCTCGCCTGGGTGTAGCGCGTCACCGCGTAGGGAAACTTGCCGAAGCCCGACTCGCGCAGTAGATCCTGCGTCTCGACCAGGATGTACACCGACGCGTAGGGCATGCCCTTCGGGTCGACGCGCCGCGAATCATAGTCCTCGCGCGGGAAGACACAATGCAGGACATCGTGCTTCTTGTCCATCATCGCTGCCGCGCCGGCCATATCCTTGATCGCCTGCGGCACACCATCGCCTTGCGCGTTGAACTTCTGCACGATCTGGCGCGCGGTCATCGGGAATACGCGATATATCGTGTCGACGATGTTCGCGTGGTTCTCGACAAAGTACGCTTCGCCAAGGTGGATGTTCCGGTAGCGCAGCCCGCGCGACTTCTCCGGCTGGTCGATGAACAGGATGCCGTTTCCGTACACCCCGAGCGAGAGGTAGACTTGCTGGCTGTTGCCGACGAAGTTCGCCACCGGACGATAGCGGTAGTCGTGCAGGGTTTGTGCAAGCGCCTCGAAGAACAGCTTCACGGCGCGGTTTTTTTGCAGGATCGGGTCGATGGCCTTGAAGC